GCGAACCTCGCAAAGTTCACCAATGGTCAACTTCCCGGTGGTCTCCAATTCAATGCGGAAAAATTGGCTGATGAAGCCAAAGAAGAAATCCGGCATCTTGAAGAACGCATGCAATGGGAAAACAGCATGCCGCCTGATGATATGATCGGTTGACACACTCGGTCAAATATTAAAGACACTAAATACCTCTAGATTCAACATTCTAGAGGTATTTTATTTTGAAAGAGAAGTATGGTTTTGTTTATATGTGGTATGATTCGCTTAGAAAGATGTATTATATCGGTTCTCATTGGGGATTTGAGGATGATGGATATATTTGTTCTTCAAACCGAATGCGTGATGCTTATCGTAGACGCCCACAAGACTTTAAAAGACGTATTCTGTCGCGTTTGACATCTACCCGCGCGGAATTGCTTGAAGAAGAATTTCGTTGGTTGTCTATGATTCCTACAGAAGAGTTAGGGAAGAAATATTACAATCTTCGCACTCATCATCCGTCTCACTGGTCGACCGATCCTGATGCATCAAAAACCATCAAAGAAAAACTTTCAGAAGCTGCAACTCGCAATCACACCGATCCGGAATGGCAAGCTCGGTATCAGGCAGGATTGAAGACCCGCGACAACAAATCTTCTGATCCTGTCGTGAGAGATAAGCGCCGTCAATCTATGAAATCGGCTATGGCTAAGAAGTTTCCGGAAGATCAACGACACAAACCCGTTTCAAAGGACAGCGAAGAGTACAAAGAAAAAATGCGCGAAGCGGCTTCTAAGCGTTGGGCTGGTCATGTGAAGAAAGAGCCAAAACCTGTCAACCGCGATGAAAACGGAAAATACATTCAGACGGAAGAACAGAAGGCTAATTTAGCCAAGGGGCGGCAGAAGGGTAAGAAGTTCAATCTTTCCGAAGAAGCACGTAAAGCGCGGTCTGAAAGAGCCAAAGCGCAATGGGCGGCTCGAAAGGCACTAAATAGTTCAAACGAAATGTGAGAACAAAATTGTGGCAACTAATCCATGGCTGAACAACTACACCCCGGCTAATGAACAAAAGCTGTTCGACGATCTGGCGATAGAATTCATCAAATTTTATGGCATCGATTGCATCTATCTGCCTCGCACTGTGACGACGGCTGATCCATTGATGCATGAAGATTCGCGGGCGGTGTTCACTGAAGTTCGCAACTTGGAAATGTATGTCAAGAATGTTGACGGGTTTCAGGGCGATGGTGATTTCTTGTCCAAATTCGGTCTTCAAATTCGCGATAGCATGACTCTTTCTGTTGCCATCACTCGTTGCAAGGAAGAGCTTGGGGAAGGTCGCCGCCCTATGGAGGGTGACCTTGTTTACTTCCCTCTAAATAAGAAAATGTTCGAAGTCATGCACGTCGAACATGAAGCGGTTTTTTATCAGCGTGGCGGGCTTCAGTCGTATGATTTGAAAGTTGAATTGTTCGAATATTCTAACGAAACATTTGCCACGGACAATCCGACCATCGACAATCTCTATGCCGAATTCAACTCTTCAACCCCGGAAGCGATCCTTAATCTTCGCCCGGTCGATGCAATTGCTGATAACGAAATCATTCAAGAATTCACAGACGGAATTTTGGACTTCTCTGAAATTGATCCGTATTCAGCCGATGGGAAGTGGTAATTATTCGTGGTTCGAATGTTTATTTGCCAACACTTCTCTGCCTTTTGAAAGTGCTTCTTTGTGCGCTTCCGATAAAATCCTATTACCATTTTCATCGAATGCTTTATTCCATCTTTCTTGTGCTGATATACAAAGCCTTTCTTTGTATTCTGGATCACTCCACTTTTTCTTAGAAGCCTCGCTGTATCGCAATCGTTGTTCCTCGGTTTTAGGTGTTTTGTGTTTTACACCTTTCTTTTTCTTTGCAGCTTCTCTACGCAATGATTTCAATTCTGCTGCTTTCTCCGGACCATAAATTTCTTCGTATGTCCTTCCTCTAAGCTTATCAGCGCCTTTTTTTGATGCAATTGATTGGATTTCCGATCCGTCTGGTGCTTGCTGATCATTAGCATTCAACCATCTATCATCATGTTTAACTTTCATTCTAACCAACACTTTATGTTCCCATGCCCGCGCAGACTTAGCAGTATTGAAAGTTTTACGAATCTGTATTACGTCCGGTGGTCCAAATTCTTCTGAAAATTTTTTGACATAAATAGAAGATGTAAAATACTTTTTCCACATTTCTTCAGGTCTACAATTTTTTGCCCATCGAACGCCGTAATACCATTTGTTATGTTTTGACCATCCTATGAGATATGTGTAAGGTATTGTCATTAAATATACTCGCTATTTGTTATACAACTAATGAGTATTTAGGAGAATCCACTTTCTATGATTGGTCACCATTTCGACAATAAGTCGATCAAAAAATACACTGCGATATTCGGAACTCTTTTCAACGATATCACCATTTCTCGCAAGAATGAAGCTGGTGTCACAGAAAAGCGGTTCAAGGTTCCTATCGATTATGCACCATATCAGAAATTTCTATCGAAGCTTGAACAAGACCCTAATCTTGATAGACCGATGGCAATCCAACTGCCTCGAATGTCATACGAAATCACGAACATCGAATATGATGCAGAGAACAAGTTCGGAAATCATGGGTTTAAAAATCGTGGTCCGAACAATTCAAGACATACTCCGGTTCCATATCAAATTCAGTTTTCGTTGTATATCATGACGAAATACCTTGAGGATGGAAATCAGATTGTTGAACAGATTGTTCCGTTCTTTCGACCTGACTGGACATCTACAGTTCAGTTTTTCCCGGAAGACCCTGATTACCTTGTAGACGTTCCTCTTGTTCTCAACTCGGTTACAACAGAAGATGCTTATGAAGGGAATTACGAAGAGCGCCGGGTGACGATGTGGACTCTCACATTCACCATGCATGTCAAGTTCTTTGGTCCGGTTGTCAACAGAAAACTGATCAAATTCGTCACNGTAAATACGTATGCTACCGATCAAGCCACTGCTGAAGGGCGATTGCCGGATTCTGTCATTACAGTACAACCGGGAATGGATATAAATGGCAATCCAACCACGGATATAAATAGTACAATACCGTGGCAACAAATCGAGAAAGATGACGATTGGGACTACATTGTCCAAATTGTTGACAAAGGAAGTTAAGAATGAACGCGAAAATCAGTGAAAGCTTGGGACTGGTCACCATGTCCGAAGCAAAGCAAGTAGAAATCATCAATCCGGACGGTTCTATCGCTCCGGACGAAATGGATTCTGCTGATATCGCTGCTGATGAAGATCGTAAGTATGCTCGCGAAAATATCAAAACCGTCATCGAACATGGCAACTCTGCCTTGGAAGACGTTTTGGATATCGCGCGGGCGACGGAAGACCCACGGGCATTCGAAGTCTTTTCGAACATCATGAAAACTGTGATCGACGCCAACAAGACGCTGGTCAGTATAAATCAAAACAATTCCGTAAGGAAGGGTCAAAAGTCTCAACAACAGAACGACACCCAAAAAGACGATAATAATAAAGTCACAAACCAACTGTTTGTAGGTTCTACCAAGGAACTTTTTGATCTTATCAATCAACAGAAAGGTAATGACAAATAATCAATATGACGAATATATTCGTTGTCAAGTAGACAAGAAGTATTTTATCGAAAATTATGTGAAAATTCATAATATCGATGAAGGTATTGTTCCACTCATTCCGAATGAGTTTCAGGAACAGTTGATCAAAGACTTCTCAACAAATCGTCACACTATTCGATATGCTGATCGTTGTGAAGGTAAGACAACAATCGCCGCCGCTCTATTCCTTCACATGATCTGTTTCGAGCATGATCGAACCGGTGTTATCATCGGATTTCGAAATGACGCGGCTGCTGAAATTCTTCGCATTGTCTTGTCTGCATGGAATGAACTTCCCGAATGGATTCGCCCGAATGTCGTCAAACAAAATAGAACAATTCTAGAATTCAACAACGGAATTCAAATCATGTCATTCGGGGCTGGTTCTGATGGATGGCGCGGTCGCGGAATTTCGTTCTTGTTCATCGATGAATTCCAATGCTTCCAAACCCGCGATCTTCTTCGAATTAAGGATTGTCTCCTTCCTACAGTCATGTCCGGAAATACCACTCGAATCCTGATGCTGTCTTCGCGGTAACGGTGACCCATGTCTGAACAAGAAGGCAAGTTCTATCTCGGCAATTCTAACCTGAAAGGATCGGGGGTCCAAATCAATTGGACGCCAGATTTGGTGCAGGAATATGTTCGTTGTCGGGATGATATCATATATTTTGCAGAGAACTACATGAAAATCGTCAACCTTGATGAAGGTTTTGTGACGATCAAACTATACGATTATCAGAAGGATTTGATCCGCCTCGTTTCAGATAACAGGTGGTCCCTTTCTCTGCAAAGCCGTCAGTCTGCAAAGACCACAACCGCCACGATTGTTCTTCTCCATTACATCCTATTCAACGAATTCAAAACTGTTGGCATTCTCGCCAACAAGAAAGACACTGCTGTCGAAGTCCTTTCGCGTATCCAGTTGGCATATGAGGCCCTTCCACAATGGCTTCAGCATGGCGTGAAGACATGGAACAAGGGATCGTTTGAACTTGAAAACGGTTGTAAGGTCATTGCCGCCGCTACTTCGTCTTCTGCAATCCGTGGTAAATCCATTAACTTTCTGTATATCGACGAAGTTGCATTTATTGAAAATTGGGAGACGTTTTTCACGTCGACATTCCCGACCATTTCTTCTGGTAAGACAACCAAAATCTTTTTGACATCCACCCCGAATGGTTTGAACCATTGGCATTCTCTTTGCAAAAATGCCAAGGAAGGGAAGAACGGGTATAAGTTTTTCGAAGTTGGTTGGCAACAAGTTCCGGGAAGAGACGCAAAATGGAAAGAAGAAACTCTTGCTGGTATGAACTATGACTATCAAAAATTCAGCCAAGAGTACGAAAACGAATTTTTGGGTTCGTCTGGTACGCTGATTTCCGGTGGAACCTTGAAGGCCCTGTCTATCCAAATTCCGGTCGCATCTAACCACAATATGAAAGTGTATGAAATGCCAGTCAAAGGCAACATCTACACACTTATTGCCGACGTTTCGCGCGGGAAGGGATTGGACTATTCCGCCTTCCATGTGATTGACGTGACACAAATGCCGTATAAGCAAGTTTGTGTTTTCAGAGACAATTTCATCGGTCCTGTCGAATATGCAGAGACGATTCATCTGGTTCATAAGCAATATAATAGCTGTTCTGTGCTGGTCGAAAATAATGACATTGGTGGNCAGGTCGCCGATCTTCTCCATTACGACTATGAACTTGAAGGCGTACTTTGCACTGAAAATCANGGTCGATCCGGGAAGCGTATTTCTGGTGGTTTNGGAAACAAGGTTGAGCGCGGCATTCGNACAACGAAAACNGTNAAGGCTATCGGNTGTTCGCTTCTCAAGCTGTTGGTCGAACAATTCCAGCTAATTATCAATGACGAACAGACGATTTTGGAACTAGCTACATTCTCAAGGAAGGGGGCTTCATATGAGGCAGAACCCGGAAAGAATGACGACTTGGTCATGGGACTTGTTCTCTTCGCATGGTTGAGCGAACAGGATTATTTCAAGTCAGAGACCGACATTCACACTCTGTCGAAATTGCGCGAAAAATCGGAAGATGAACTGATGGAAGAAATGCTTCCTATCGGATTCAACAACCTTGATGACGACTTCGATGACAGTCCAGCGGTACAAACCATATCTGAATTTGATTTCAATTCAAATTGGTGAACACCCCATTTCTCTAAATAGATTTAAAGATTTTTGTAAATCATAAAGGAGAAATAAACATGGTACAACTGTCTCCGGGTATTGTCACTAGAGAATTTGACCTTACCACGGTGGTTCCGGCTGTAGCCTCTACTGAAGGCGCTATCGCTGGCGTTTTCCGTTGGGGTCCGGTCCTTGAACGCACCCTGATCGATTCCGAAGTGAAACTGGTTGCTCGTTTTCATAAGCCAACCAATTTCAACGCCGAAACATTTTTCACCGCCGCCGATTTTCTGTCGTATGGCAACAAGCTCTATGTCACCCGCGTAGTTTCCACTACTGCCTATAATGCTGGTCTGACTGATACCCAAGTTCTGACACGCGAAAGCGCAAATGAACAGGCTGTTGACTTTTTCGCTCGTTATCCGGGCGCGATTGGTAATAGCATTGGCTATTCGGTTTGTGCAACTGCATCGGCATACACAGGTGCTATTGGAGAGTTCGCAATTGCTGTTGGTGCGTCCTCGGCTACATTCGACCCAAGCCTGACGACTGCCACAATTTCTGTTGGTGACCTCATCCGCATCGGAAAGCCTTCTATCGGTTTCCAAGATTTGGAAGTTGCCGCTGTCACTATCGACGTACCCATGAACACAGGGGAAATCACATTCACTGATCGTTACAAGCTTGCTGATGCTACTGAAGTAACGGCTACACGTTTTTGGAAGTATTACAAACTCGTTTCTGGTGCACCAACCACAAACCATGCACACATTGTCGTTTTTGACGTTGATGGTGGTGCATCTGGTGTCGAAGGCGCGATTCTTGAAGTATATTCGAACATCGGCATTCTCGAAACTGCAAAGCTTGCTGATGGAACGAACAACTATTACAAGGAAGTAATCAACGGTCGCTCGAATTGGTTGTATGCCGGTTCGAATACACTGACCGCCGAAGTAACTCCGGATTATGTTGAATTTGCCGGTGGTGCTGATGGCAGTGACGAAGCAACGATTTCGCTTGCTGCTCTTGCTGGTGGTTATGACCTGTATAAGGACGTTGAACAAGTTGACGTTTCGCTCATC